GATAACGAAACTCGCCCGATTTCGGATGGATTTAAGAAGAATAATGTAAACTATTGGGTTTTCAGGGATTTATGTAGCATTATTCTACATTCGTAAAAGTGTGCTTTGAAGCCGTTTTTTGAATAGTTAAGCAGAAAAATTGCTACCTATCCGTTGCCCATTCCTGTTGCATGGAATTGTTTGAAAATCCTTCCTGTTCCAACCGTAAAGAACGCAGTTTCATCATTTTGGCTTAACGAAGGTACTTATTTTTTTTGAAATATGAAAAATATGGGTTCTGTAAGTCAATGATGATAGCTTTGTCGATGTCTGACGATATTTAACATGCCGATGATCAACTCTGTCTCCATTAATTTTGCAAACAATGGAACAGGTTATGAATCAGAAAGATGTGAAGGTTTCGTTCTACCTTAAAAAGAGCGAGGCGGATGCCAGTGGGAACTGTCCAGTGATGGCACGGCTCATTGTCGGCAAACACTCTGAAACGGCTTTCAGTGTAAAGCTGCGTGTGCCACAATCATTATGGTCATCCGGACGGGCGTGTGGAAAGAGTGTTGCGGCCAGGGAAATCAACAGCAAGCTTGATGAAATCCGAGCGACAGCTCTCGGCATTTATGCGGAAATGTCCGCAGTCCGTGAAGATGTGACAGCGGAGGAAGTGAAGCACCAGCTTTTGGGCATGGCTTCAGGTCAGGAAACCTTGTTGAGCTATTACAGATACTTCATGAGGAATTTTGAGAAGCGTGTAGGTGTTAACCGAACAGAAAAAACTTTATATGCTTATCGTAATTCCTACAATCATGTTGCCGTCTTTTTACAAATGCAATACAAGGTAACAGACCTTCCGTTTACCGCTCTGGACCGTTCATTTATCGAGAAGTATGTGTTGTATTTACGTACAGAATGCAATCTCTCACAGTCTACTATTGTCAATCATTCCGTCCGGTTGAAGACGGTAGTCGGCGAAGCAATCGCTGACGGTATAATTACGGCAAATCCGTTCATCGGTTATGAGCTGGCCCGTCCAAAGCCAAGACAGAAATATCTCACGTCCGAAGAATTGCATCGTATTATGGTTACGCCTTTGCATAACCGGACTCTTTATCATGTGCGTGATCTGTTCCTCTTTTCATGTTTCACGGGAATTTCATACATAGACATGTGTCTTCTGTCAAATGAACACTTGTCTCTTGCAGAAGACGGTGTATGGTGGATTAAGAGCGCACGTAAAAAAAGCGGAGTGGATTTTGAAATACCGCTGATGGAACTTCCGCTTCGTATCTTAGAGAAATATCGGGATATTGCCCCTGAAGGAAAACTGCTTCCGATGTATTCAAACTGTGTGCTGAATTATCACTTGAAGCATATTGCGGAAATTTGCGGTATAAAGCGTAAGCTGGTCTTTCATGCAGCCCGTCATACCTATGCGACGGAAATCACACTTTCTCATGGAGTTCCACTTGAGACAGTCAGCAAGATGCTGGGACACAGACAAATCAAGACAACCCAAATCTATGCCAAAGTTACTGATGACAAGATTGATACGGATACAAGAAACCTGAACGAGAAGATTGCAGAACGCTTTTCAGTGGTCATTTAATAACCCTATTAAAGAATGAAGATTATGAAAATGAATACGGACAATACGGAAATCAAGCGTCGCAGTACGTTTGCGATACTGTTTTATATAAACCGCACTAAAATCCGCAAGGATAAAACGTGTCAATTGCTGTGCAAGATAAGCATAGATGCTCAATGGGTACAGATAGGTACAAAGGTATCTGTCAACCCGGCCATATGGAACCCTGAAAAAGGACGGGCTGACGGGCGTAGTGGGAATGCTCTTATCGTCAACAGAGCTATAGATGATCTGACTAAAGAAATCAAAGGGCATTATCAACGTATAAAGAGCAATCTGGGATTCATCACGGCCGAGCAAGTGAAGAATGCCGTGATGGGTGTCGGCCAAAAGCCCCTTACACTTCTGGCTCTTTTCAGGGAGCATAATGAGGAGTTCAAAAAACGTGTTGGCATAGACAGGATAAAAGAGACGTATGACTCTTACCTACGCTCATACAAGCATCTTTCGGCTTTCGTCCAGCAGAAGCGTGGCGTTGAAGATGTCATGCTCCGGAATCTTGACCGTGTGTTTTATGATGATTTTGAACTTTTTCTGCGTACAGACCGCAATCTAAGTTCAAAAACCGTGCATGAACATCTTTACAGGTTGAAGAAGATGACCATGCGTGCTGTAAGCCAGGGTACAATCCGACGGGACCCGTACTGCCGTCTGCATCCGGAACTGCCCAAACGGAAAAGCCGCCACATGAAACTGGAGGATTTGAAGACATTGCTTGCAACTCCTGTGGAAAAACCGCAGTTGCAATTTGTCCGTGACATGTTTATCTTCTCCACCTTTACAGGACTGGCTTATGCGGATTTGAAAAGACTGACGGTAAATGACATTACGCAGTCAGGTGACGGCTCCTGGTGGATCCATATCCATCGTCAGAAGACCGGTACGCTTTCTTCTGTCCGTCTACTGGACATTCCGTTGAAGATAATAGAAAAATATCGTGGAGAACGTCAAGGTGATAAAGTTTTCAATTTGTACAAACGTGAGTATACCATTCTGCTCACGAGAGAATTGGGCAAAGTCTATGGCTTTGATCTGACATTCCATCAGGCAAGACATAATTTCGGAACGCATGTTACCCTTTCACTGGGAGTGCCTCTTGAAACTGTCAGTAAGATGATGGGACATTGCCGGTTTGACACAACGCAGATTTATGCTCATGTAACCGATAAGAAAGTGGACGAAGATATGAGACGTCTGAGAAAATCCGGGGTGAACACGAATCTTGACCTTTATGAAGAAGAGACAAACGCCGGAAAACGTAGACAGAAAAACGTATGGCAGTCTGCAAATAAAGGAGATGTCCTGTAAAAGAAGTGTCCTTTGTTTTACCCTGAAATGGCATGAAGCAAATTATTATTGTCATGATCAGTTTTCGACCTTGGAATACAGATCGGATAATGACAGAGACTTCTTATCGTATTTCCAGGATGGAGTTAGTTCTAAATTAACAATTAATTCAGATGCTTTAACATTACGAAATAGGGGTATCAATGGTATTCTGCGTTTCAAATAAAAACGTTCTTAAAATATGAAGTCAATGAAAGAATTATTTTATCCTGCTATTGCTATAGTGGCAATCGAGTTTAGTTGTTGTGAAAAAGAAGGACACATTTGTCAGTCTCTAAAAGTAAATTGATTCTATTTAATTAATACAGCAATATGAATATGAAAAATCTTTTTTTTATCGCTATGTTATTTTGGTGTATATCCGCCTATAGCCAGCATTGGAACTATGGCATAGAAGTTGGATATACTAATAATAAGTTCCAAACGAAGGGCCTTGATTCACATCCTCAAAGCGGTTTCAAAGTAGGTGGAATTATTGATTATAATTTTAAAAGTAACATTTTAATTGAAACAGGAATAGCATATGAACGAAAAGGTGGAAAGCTTGAGGGTAATAATTTAGCTTCTCAAAAAATCTCAAAAATTGAGGTTTCACATGCTGATTATCTAAATATACCTGTATCTGTTGGGTACAAAGTGGATATAAAAAACAAAATATCATTCATTCCACAAATAGGATGGTTTCTAAATATTGGAGTTCAAGGAAGCGGACAACTATCCGGTATAGACAATTATAATCAGCCCTATACAATGGGTATAGACATCTTTTCAGCACCCAGTATAAGTCAGTACAGACCATTCAATAGGATTGATACAGGTCCTATATTCTGTCTAAATGTTCAATACAAAAAGATTCGACTTAAATGTTCCTATGAACTTGGTATAAATTCTGTACATCCTATTTATGGAAGTCCTAAGAACAGAACATTAGGAGCTTCTGTTGCTTATATACTTTAGTATTTTTCAATACTCAACATGTGCGGAAACGAAAAAGACCGTCTCGAAGTGAAGTGATTTGGAGACGGTCTCTTTCGTTTTATCATACCCATCGCTGTTCTTCCCTGCATCTTTTATAAGCGTCGTCAAGAACTTTCTGTATGTCCGACTCTTTATAAAGGGCTTTTCCCTGTACAAGGTAATAAGGTATCACGCCGAGGGTACGGTATTCCTGCAGGGTACGCCTGCTGACCTTCAATACTTTCGACAGCTCCTCGTCCGTGAGGAAATAATCACCGTGAAATGCCGGCCTTGGTGCCGTCTGTAGTCCATCAATCATTTGCTCCATCTTTTCCAGACTTTCGAAAATGGCATCAATCCGCGGGTCCTGCTTGTTAATAAGATCGTAACTCATGGCTTTTTTCTTTGAGGGTGATCACTTGATTCCAACAGCTTCTGCACATCCTCCGGCCTGTAGAAAATCTTGTTCTTGATTCGGGTGTAAGGCAACAGACCCTTTTCACGGTAGACCTGAAGCGTGCGTTTGGATATGCGGAGAACCTCGCACACGTCCCGGTTGTCCATCCATTTCTTCAGTCCCGCATCTCTTGCCGGACTGCACAGGCGGGTTACTTTTTTCTCTATCTCACTGAGCCGGACAATCAACTCGTCGAAAATCCGCTTGTCTATACATATAATTTCCATACTGTCATCTGATTAGGGTTGAAGACCGAGTTCTTTCTTTATTCTTAGGGGCAGGACTTTCCCTTTCCGGTTAAGAAACTCCTGCACCTCCGAAGCCTTATAGTAGGTCCGCCCGTCAATCATGTAATAGGTAACCAGTTTCTTCTGGCGGTAACGGGCAAGGGTACGCTTTGTAACGCCAAGCAGTTCGCACATGTCCTGGTTGTCGAGCAGCTTGTCCCCTTCAAGGGCGGCCGTCTGCCGGTTCATGCGGTTCAGCCTGTCATCGATTCTGTCAAACCGTTCCATTATCTTCTGGAGCATCATCTGGAATGTCTCCCTGTCTATCTGTATCATAATGAATTCTGTTTTTAGTGTAATAATTCCGTTATTTACACCGTGTTGCGCAACAGGTTTCATTTGATATAGGCCAAAACGTGGACCAACGGAGCATATTGCTACATAATGATACGGCAAATTGCTGAAAAACAGAGAAATAAAAAATCAGCCGCGAAAAATCGGGGCTGATTGGGGCATTGCAAATGCAAGAGCGTGCAATCTCTTATTGCAATGTTTTGCGATAAGTAAGGCGGCAGATTCCGTTTTTGAATGTTTTTGTCCTGACCAGTTCCCATTTGTCCGTGGAGATATGTTTTGATACGGGAACCGTTTCGGAACTGATTACCGGAAGAAGAAAAATGACCATCTCATCTATCAGGTGGTACAGGGACAGTCCCCGCAGCAGTTCCGCGCTGCTGTCGTCATAGATTTCAGCCAGATATATGTCAGAGGGTGCAGACTGTTCCTTGTCACAGATGAGGTCGACCAGCGGATAGCCCGGATACAGCATGCGGGTGTACCGGTCCCGCCAGCAAGGAAAACCGTCATTGCTGTTTTGTATCCATTGCAGCAGGGAATCGTTCCGTGCGGGGACGGAACCGTTCAATGTCATTGCTATCAGAACCTGTAACTTTGCCATACCTTGATATTCCAAATGAAAAGCGTGAGACTCACGCATTATCAGGTAGGGGCTCTGGTAAGCCCATTGTAGAGTCATGCATGAGCTCACGCTATTAGGCATAGCATAAGCAACACGCAAAAGTCTCTACAATTTGAAATTTACCAGATTCCTACCTGAGACGTCTTGCGACTTATGTATAATATCCGGCGAGGCTGTCAGCCCTGCCGGTATTTTCTTATGTTCCTGCTGGCAGTATGTGTTCCACATTTTGCCAGACTTATGCAAAAGTAGGCATTTTATTCCAGACTGGAAAACATCTCCGGTCTATATTGCCTTTATTTGTCGTTCAGTCCGTATTTCTTCATTTTCCGGTACAGCGTGGACGGATCAATGTGCAGCATCTCCGCCGTCCGTTTCCGGTTGCCCGTGCATATTTTTAAGGCCCTGA